GGCGGCAACGAGCGGGTGCGGGTCGACGGCTTCGGCTCCGTGGGCGTCAACACGACCGACGTCGGCTCTGGGATCAAGGTCATCGGGATCGGCAACGCCCAGACAGTCCCGTCCGCGAACCCTGTCGGCGGCGGCGTCCTCTACGTCGAGGCCGGCGCCCTCAAGTACCGGGGCAGCGGCGGCACCGTGACGACGATCGCCCCCGCCTGACCCGCCCATACGAACGGCTACCTGAGGAACCGAGGGCACCCCGGCAGCGTCGAGCTCCACGCGCAGGCATCGAACACTGTCGCCGCACTGCTCGCCTCAGCGTCGTGACGCCGCGGGCCCCCGACCACACAACGAGGAGGGCTGCCCGTGACAGTCGCAGTGCTCGGACAGGCCATCTACGGCCAGACCGCGTTCGGCAACTACACCACCAGCACCGGCGGCGGCACCGGGGGCGGGGGCGGCACCGGGGGCGGGGGCGGCACCGGGGGCGGCACCCCCGTCCCCGTCCTCGGCGCCACCTCCTGGCAGTTCACCACCGACCCCACCAGCCCCCGCCGCATGTACCGCGCATCCACCCAACGGATCCGCGTCATGGTCCGCGCCCTCACCGCCGGCGTCCCCGTCAACCCCACCGCGGGCACCGCCCAGTTCGCGTTCACCTCAGGCGCCGCCCCCGGGACCAGCACCGGCACCGCACCCACCGGGGCCGTCTACGGCCAGTCCACCTACGGGACCGCGACCTACGGGACCGCGGTCACCGTCTGGGTCCCCGGCACCTGGGAAACCCTCACCGGCCCACCCACCCAGTACGCCGCCCGCGTCCTGGTCGGCCCCGGCCAAACCGCTGACCTCGGCCGCGGATTCTGGATCGTCTGGATCCGCATCATCGACTCACCAGAGGTCCCCGTCCGTGCCATCGGAACCCTCACCATCACCTGACCCCCACGGCCCGGCACCACCCTGACGCGCGCCCGACCCCAAGGCGGGACCCCGTGACCGTTGACGTGTTCGCGCACGCCCTCGACCTGTTCAACCCCAAGCCCGTCCGGTTCTGGGAGCCGTACCCGAAGCAGGCGATGGCGCAGGCTCTCGCGGGGCGCGTGTTCGAACTGATGTTCGGGGGAAGCGCCGGCCCTGGGAAGTCGTTTTTCCTTAGGTCATATGCCGCAGATTTCGCAATTGCCCACCCCGGCGCGCACATCGCGCTCGTCCGCCGCACCCTCCCGATGCTCAAGCAGACCCACGGCCTGCACCTGCCCGGGATGCTCCGCGAGCACGCCCGCGAGAACAAAGCCGAGTTCACCTTCACGTTCCCCAACGGCAGCGTGATCCGGTTCATCAGCCTCCCCAACAGCGGCGACGAGCAGAACTACAAGTCCGCCGAGTTCGACCTTCTCCTGTTCGACGAGCTCACCGAGTTCTTGGAGTCGCAGTACACGTTCATGTTGTCCCGCGTCCGGTCCGCACGCGGCCACCGAGCGCACGTCATCGCGACATCGAACCCTGAAGGCGCCGGCTTCAGGTGGGTCAAGCGCCGGTTCGTGAAGCCCCGCCCGGAGGATCTCGCCGAGGGCCAGGAGGCACCGAAGCCCGGAGTTCCGTGGGCGCCCCCGGTCATCGAAGACGGCAAGGTCATCGGCTGGCACCCCCTGCGGGCGTTCCTCCCCGCGACCATCGAGGACAACCCAGGCCTGCTCAAGTCAAACCCGGGGTACGTCGCACAGTTGCGGGCGATGCCCGACTCCCGTCTCCGCCGCGCCCTCCTCGACGGCGACTGGGACGCCATGGACGACATCCCCGGCGCCCTCTGGTCCCAGTCCGTCATCGACGACCACCGGGTCACCACGGTCCCGGACACGGTCCGGGTCGTCCGGGTCGTCGTCGGTGTCGACCCCTCCGGGTCGTCCACGAACGGCACGAGCGAGTGCGGGATCGTCGTCGCCGGCCTCGGGTCCGACGCCCACTTCTACATCCTCGAAGACCTCTCGGGGCCGTGGACCCCCACCGAGTGGGCGGACCGCGTGAACGGCGCCTACGAGCGGTGGACCGCGGACACGGTCGTCGCCGAGGTCAACTTTGGTGGCGAGATGGTCGAGGCCACCCTCAAGGCTGCGCACCCGATGCTGCCCGTGACCCTCGTCCGGGCGTCTCGGGGTAAGGCGGTCCGTGCGGAGCCGGTGGCGGTCCTCGCGCAGCGGGGGATGGTCCACATGGTTGGGCGGTGGCCCGAACTTGAGGACCAGATGTGCCAGTGGACCCCCGGGTCCGGCTGGTCACCGGACCGGATCGACGGGACGGTGTGGGCGGTCGCCGAGCTCGCGGGGGGCGCGTCCGCTCTCGCGTTCCTCACGCAGTTGTCCGCGCCGTGCCCGGAGTGCAAGACCCCGAACACGACGGGCCGCGCGACGTGTGTGCGGTGCGGGAAGGAACTCCCGCACGCCACACCAGCCACCGCGGCGGTCGTCCCCCCGGAACTCCGCCCCGACGGCCCCCTGGGTGTCCCGGGCGCCATCCCCGTCGACCCCACAGCCGACACGGACCCGGGAGACGGGGGAACCGACCCGGACGACCCGGGCCCGCAACCCGTCACGATCAACCCGGACGGGTCCGTGACCATCGCTGGTCTCATCCTGCCCGGCCGCTAACCCGAAGGGGGCAACCGTTGTCGCGGAAGCGCCGCACCACCCGCCCCCAGGCGGCCCGCCAGTACGCCACCCCCACCAACGCCACGGGCCCGACGGCGGCGGAGGTCGCCGCCGAGCTCGTGAAGATGCTCAACGTCCCGAGGGGCGCGACCGTCACCGACCTCGCGCCCCTCGCGCAGCAGGCCGCCCAGGGTGGCTACGGGCGCGCACAGGCCGTGCCCCTCGTCCCCGGCGGATGGACCGACCCCCTCGTCCCGTTCGGGCCCGGGCGTCCCGTGCCGCCCGCGACGATCGACCCCCTCGGCCCTGACGGGCGGCCCCTGCCGCGCCGTTCCGAGTACCCCGTCAGCTTCAACTTGCCGGGTGGCGGGGACCGGGTCATGCCGTGGACCGTCCTGCGCCAGTTGGCGGACGGCGTGGGGATCATCCGGAAGTGCATCGAGATCCGCAAGGGCCAGATCACCCAACTCGACTGGGATTTCGTCCCGTCCGAGTCGGCGTTCGAGGTCGCCATGCTCGGCGCCGCTACGACCTCCGTGGAGCGGGCGCGGGTGAAGCGGGCGGCCCTCGGTGACCGGGACGCCAAGAGCGACCTGCGGGCCGCGATGCCCGCGTCCCGCGCCGCGTGGGAGCGGTCGTTCCGCCGCGACAACGCCGAACAGATCACCATGTTGAAGCGCTGGTGGGCGCGCCCGGATCGGATCCAGGGTTGGACGATGGAGGACTGGCTTGGCGCCGCCCTTGAAGAGGCGCTCGTGTTGGATGCCCTGTCGATCTACCCGCGGCGGACCCTCGGTGGGGACCTCCACTCCCTCACGATTCTGGACGGCTCGACGATCAAGGCACTTCTTGATCACACGGGGTCGACACCCCAAGCACCCGAACCGGCCTTCCAGCAACTACTTCACGGGTTCCCCCGCGGCGAATTCACCGCCTCCAACGATGCGGACGGCGAGTACACCGCCGACAGCCTCATCTACCGTCCCCGGAACCGCCGCACCCACACCCCCTACGGGTACGGGCCGACGGAGCAGGCCATCCAGGACGCTGACCTGTACATGAAGCGGCGTCTGTGGATGAACAGTGAGTACGACGACGGGGTAGCCCCCGAACTGTTGATCAACGTGAACGCGAACATGACCCCGGACCAGCTCCGGGCGTACGAGACCGTGTTCAACGACATGCTGTCGGGGAACATCGCGGAGCGGCACCGGGCGAAGATGCTCCCCGCGGGGTTCGTCCCCACGCTCCTCCCGTCCCTGGAGTCCCGGTACAAGCCCGACTATGACCTGTTCCTCATCCGCATGATCGGCAACCACTTCGACATCACCGCCCAAGAACTCGGGTTCCCCCCCACCGGGGGCCTCGGCGGCGCCGGGTTCGACGAGGGCGACGAGAAGCGCAACGATCGGCGCGCGGTGAAGCCGACCGCGAAATGGATCCGGTCGATCATCAACGAGATCAGCGCCGGGTACCTCGACATGCCTGACAGCCTGGAGTTCGCGTTCGTCGGCCTCGACGACGACGAGGACGACGAGGCCGCAGAGTCGGAGCGCGTCAAGACCGGCCGGAAGACCATCAACGAGGGCCGTGACGAGGACGGCCTACCCCGGTACGACATCCCCGAGGCGGACATGCCGCTCATCTACATCGGGAACAGTGTGGTGCCGTTGGCGGGTCTCGCGGCCCGCGCGGACGCGGAGGTCACGGCACGGGAGGCCGCGGTGACTGCGTTCGCGGACCGCCGCGCCATCGGCCCCGGCACCAGCGCCACGGACGGCACCCAGTGGCGCCAAGCCTCCGCCATCGCCTTCTCGGCCAGCGGACGCTACCTCAACGGTCGCATCCAGTCCCTCGTCGGCGCCCGCCACGACTGGAACCGCAACTGGGAGTACGAGGGCCGGCGCAAGATTGGTCCCTACGCCGAGGACCTCGAGCCGCCCGT